TCATTACAAGCATTGATAAATTGTACTCCTCCATTATAGTCACCACATATACCTATTATATTAAAATGAGTAACCAGATACAGGAAATATCTCATGTGTTCCTTTAATGATACTCCTGCTACTGCATAGCTATGAACAAGACATATTTTTTGATCCTCTTGCATGACCTTAAATACATGCATTGCAAAATGGTCGGCGCTTGTATTCCCAGCCCAGTTAGGGTCAAAAGCCATTATATATTCATCACTAGGGTTGCCCACAATCTCTACAGCAGGAAAATCTCCATCAGCTATTGTACAAGCAGACATTTTTGATAATCTAAAGTAACCATCACTCTCATCTACAAACTGAGCTCCAAATTCCCGATTAAACTGCATTTCACTCATTGTGGCTTTCGCCTGTTTAAGCAAGTTCTGGTCGTAAAGTCTTTTCGGAGCACAATCATAACTTAGTTGCATAATTAACCTGTATGCTTCATCTTCACCCTCTTCACTTTCTGTAATTTCCTCTTGGCTTCTTTGTTCATTATTCCCCAGAATAAGATCTTCATATTTTTTGAAAAGCTTGTACATGTATTCGAATTTGAAACTCGGAGATGAAAGTATTATCAGTTTATTATTAGGCCACACAAACCTATCCTTCTCTTCCATCTCACCCTTGTCGATAAGGCGCGATTCTAAATTATGCAATTCCTCTCTCTCAACTGGATTCTCTACAACACCCAAAAACGGTAATATAACCTCATTAAATATTTTCTCTGGTATAGTTAAGAACTCATCCAGCACTATCCTATTAAATCGAAAACCCCTTAATCTTTCTCCATTAGCTAATGGTAGAGCTACAGCCCTACTTCCTCCTATTTTTATAGTCCATTGGTCAGTTCCTTTGGTTATCTTTACCCCACACTCTTTGGCTAATTTAGCTTCAGGTTTACCTAGTATGTCTTCCATCTTTTGGAAGATCATTTTAGACTGACGGAATGTGCCAGCGATAACGCCAATATTGGCGCTTGGATTTAATAAACATTCCAGTAAAACATAAACTGCAGTACTATAGGTTTTTGACATACCACGGGAAAATACAAACATAGAATAATCCGAAACCATCATTCCTTTAATTGCCATAGCCTGAAATGGAAATAACTTAACTCCAAGAAATAATTCGGAGGTAAATGCTATATTATTCCTTAAAAACTTATATAAATAATATCTAGCGTCTTCATCTTTGAGAGACCCTTCCATATTTTTAAGTTCCTCGTTAAGTGGGCCTGAAGCATGCTCCATCCTGTATCTTTGTTGTCCTTTGTCCCAAGCCATATTATACTGAAATTAATGTTTTTCTTTGACCCGCTCCATAAATTACATTATCGATATGATACTGCAAGTCAACATCCCATAATGAGTCACCATGTTTGAGAATAAGTGGGGTTATTTTTTTTACTCCTGCTCTGTTATGAGCAAATACAAATTGTATGTTTTTGGGGTAGTCTAGCATAAGCTTTCTAACATTGTGCCAAACAAAACCCAAATTAGATTTAAACTTTGATCCCTTATTATCTTCTTCCAACTTCTCAATACTGGATTCAACAACAACAAACATATAAGACCCGAATTGTACACATCTATCCATTTCACGCCGAAACCTATCTATGCCAGACCCAAATGTCTGCCTGAAATCATCCTGAGCCTTTCTATCTACAAAAGTCTTAGTATAATGCTCTCCCGCAGCTGTATAATCACCAAAATCAAGTTTGTTCATCTTATCGTTAGGAAATTTTATTGGCTTCTTCTCTCTAGTATCTACAAAAATACAAAGATCACTAGTGTCAGCCTCCCAGAACCCGTTAGGCAGTCCTTTTTTATAAATATTTTCTAAACCAACCTCTTTTATGAAATTATCATAAGACCCCCATAGGTTTTTGTATGTATTTATGTTAGCCATGAAAGACAAATCATAAAAAAGATTAGCAGGAGAATATTTTATACCCTTCTCTTCAAATTTTTTCTTGGCCTTTGCAAGTACATACTCTTTTGTTTTAGATTTAGGCTCGACCCTCAACCAATTAACAAAATTATCAAAGTGATTAAAATCATTATTAAAATATAAATCGTAATTTTTAAATTGCAACAAATCACCAGTATACAAATCTTTTTTCTGGTAATGCTTTACATAGTAATCGCCAAGAGCTAAAGAATGAGCCTTTAAATGCAAATGAAAGCTTCTTTTGTTATCAAACTCCTTACCGCACTCCTTGCACTTAAAATCACTCATAATAATTCTTTTTTAGAGATTCCTAGAACCCTCGCTTTGTATTCGTCCATGCTCTCAAGCCTATCAGCCTCTTCTTCAATCAATTTATTCTGGAGTTCCGCCATCAAAATCATTCTGTCGCGTTCTTCCTTGTCAGTAAACGCTTCGACCAATGCAAAGATACTTCCGTTCTCCTCTCCTTTGGCTTTTAAGCGCACCTGACGGCTTCCATTCAAATCCTTAGTCAATGACTCAATTCTCTTCTCGCATTGATTCAGCTCCTCGCTCGTAGCTTTAATGAGCTCTGTGAGTCTCATGGTAACATCCCTCTCACTATCCGAATCATTAAGCAGATTATTAAGTTTGTCTATTCTTGACTGAATATGCTTCTGTCTAACATAGTTAGTACAAACCGTAACATACAAATTCAATTCGTCATTAGTTAAGTCAGGCTTGTCCCACACAGCGCGGACAAATTCACTCTCAAATAAATTTCTATCAGCCAAAGTACTATACTGATTAATGAAATGATGAAAACGAGGGCTCCTTAAATGATTAAGGAGTTGAGCCATGAGTTGGTGCTGCTTTCTTTGTAGAGTATCTTCCGCCAAAGTTACACCACACCAGTCGTTAACCTTCTTTAGGGCTTTTGCTATTGTTTTAGGTGGAGTCCAAACCTCTGTAGTAATAATCTCATTCGCATTACTAACGTCAGGCCGATAATTCTTTAAAAAATCAACCACAACCCTATGTTTCATGCTCAAACTAGCTATACTACCATCTTTAAACACTAATCGTGCAACCTCAAGGGCATTCATGCCTACTTTAACGCTATCGCTCAATAAGAATTCTTTCTCAGCCTTGCTTATGCTAATCTCACCAACTTTTTCTTGTACAGATGTCTTATATTTTAAATTCTCTGCAACCAAAACAGCTCTAACAGCACGACCTTCTTGAGAGCGACCGTCTAAACTATCATCCTCGAAAAGTTTTTGTGTGATTATCTTTAAATCGGGCGTTGTTTTAAACATCTCAACCACAAATCTAATCTGATCTTCATCTAAACTAATTTTCTTGCTGTTACTCATATTAAATCGTTGTCCTTAAGTATTTCCGAGGCTATCTTATAGAATCTCTTTTTAAGATTGTTTATTTGTTTGTATCGTGGGGTTTTCCTCTTACTAGTATCTTCTTTATAACCAAAAGCCAAAGCAACTTCCGCATCACTCTTGTGCTGAACATATAACATATAATATATATCGCGATGCTTCTCACTCAACTTATCCATCACCAAATAATGAACCTTATCTATTTTGCCATTATAATCAACATCAGTATCCAAACACGCCTCTCCAGCATCCAAAGATATATCCAAAGATAATGGCAATTTTAAATTATATGCCTTCTGTTTCTTCTTCCTCCATTTAGCAAAATCCAAACAAGTACTATTCTGCTTCCCGTTGAGAGTAAATCCACAATCATCCCCGCCACCATAATGAGGACACCTCAAACAAGGTTTAGCAAAACTACCATAGTTGTTTCTAACTAGGTTTTTTATTTGGTTTGATATTAATGTACTACACCAAGGCCCAAATGCCCGCTTTTGATCCCACAAATGCCACTTCTTATGTATATGTATCCGAACTATCTGACATACATCATCATAATCCAACCAAGCCAAAGCATTTAACTGCCACTTAGCTCTATACCTGCACAAAAGAGACTCAATTTCTGTAATCAAATCCTCATAAACTTTTTTATCCATCTATATCAGAAGGCTTAGATGTACCGCAATCCTTTTTACTCTGCTCCAATATAGCTTGACCATCAGGTAAGTCGCTTGCTTTGCGTTTAAACTCATCAGTAGAATCAGAAGAATTACTCCCCATAATATCACCCAATGTAATTTTATTACTAGTACTCTCAGCTACAACCTGACTCCTCAATTTACGCAAATCAAATGAACCAGCAGTCTCAGTATGATCACTTTCTATGTCTACTTCCATTTTTGGTTTCTCTGCACTGCTTTTAACAATACCCCCAATACCTTCTCCACATCCAGCACAGAATTTTGGCTGAGTTACTTCATATATGTTTTTATGCCCGCAGGCTACACAGAAAATCTTGTTCATGGGAAATTATAGTTGAATTTTGATTGTTTTTCAAGTTTTTTTAACTTGAAGTTGCTTTTTTATTACACTTTGCCAATTATAACGGGAACTAAACCAGTGTGTCGATAATCTTAAGTTAACTGGTCATTCAATAATTAAAGTATTCGGGGCATATGAAGTAACATTACTTTTATGTCAATAATTTTTTGTTTTTTCCTATTTTGTCAAGGCCTTCCTGTTTTTTTGGGTTTTGATATATACTCGACCCCTTCACAAATCCAAATGTTTATAGTGCAAACCACCCCCCTCCAGATTTTGAATCTGTTAGACTAACAGAAAAGTCAGAAAAACCCCCCCCTAACAGCACTCTGTGGAACATTTCTGTGGAACAATGAAAATAAATGACTTTTTATGCCGAATGTGCTTGTAGTTTTCGCCTGTTCTGCTATAATATAGTCAAGCAAGAGGGAAAAGCACCTCGCCAAACACTAAGCAAATATCACTATGAAAAACACTAAAACAATATCACCAGTTCCGAATGTCCATGTCATCCTTAGCGA